TTGCAAAATATCTGTATTAAATCAATTTCTGATTTATCTGACTGCTCCCACTTTACAAAGTTTGAAAGTGGAATTTCGTTTAATGTAGTTGGTATTGATAGTTCCATACTACTATAACGTAGAAAAATAGTTTTGTTTTTATCGGAAGTCGGAAGCGGATTTTGCACCTACTACTATAAAATCCCAAATAACATATCCTATAGGGTCAAGATGATGATTATAGTCGTCTATAGGTGTTTGACTTTTTTTATCGTGCCAAACGTAGTTATTTAATTCTTTAATTATATTTATACTTTCAGGGTCAACTATTATTTCCCAATCTTGAAGCAAAGCAATCCTATCTATTATTTTTGGTTTTTGTATTCCTTTAATATTGCAACCTTGTATTTTTAATTCTTGAATTAAACGAGGCTCTGCGCTATCTGCAACTATTAAATTTTTTTCCGCATACCTTTTATTTTCTAATACTATTTGTGAAGTTGTAAGTCCTAATGAGTGTAAACATTCTTTTACATAAATCCTTTTATTTTTTTTATCAATACTACATTTATCTAACGTAGTAGGGTCAACACTAAACCCATAATCTTGTCCAAATATAATTTTAGAATGTTCCTCGAATTTACCTATCCTCCAATTACTAAATATAACACCCTCCGCTTTATTTAGCCACCCGCCTAAAATTTGATGCTTGTATTTATTTGGATTTGTTATTTCAATTCGTCTAACTTCATTTAAAAATGATTCGTCTAAATTTTCTACGTTATCTAAATAAGTTGTATGAATGTAAGTTACATCTTCATTAATTCCATTAAACCCTTCCTGTATTCCACGCTCTTCAAAGAACCGTTTGTAAATCCAATGTTCTTTTGTGGCTGGGTTTAGAATTAGTATTACCCTATTTTGTTTTCCTTTTTGCCTAATTGATAAATTGATTTTATCAAATTGCATTTCATCGGTCAACTCTTCCGCTTCATCCAATATCCACGTTGTAATACCTTGTAAAGATTTAAGATTTGCAGTTTGGTCGCCTGATGAGGTTTTAATCCCTCTGAATATTATTTCACTACCACTATTTTTATTTATAATTTCAGACTTTAACACTTCAAAAGAATTGTTAATTTCTAATAAATCAATCTTTTGTTTAAATTCTGGAATGATTGATAAATGTGCGCTTGTCATTGTTTGACGAGTAAATAATATTCTATGTCCTTCCTCAAACGATAAAAGGCTAGTAAACCTACCAACCTCAAATGATTTGCCACTCCCTCTACCTCCTGTTATTATAAAGTATCTTGTTTTATTTCCTAAACTATTCCAATGACACGGATGCTTCTTTATCATAAATCTTACTTATATCAAAGTTTTGATTTTTGTTTGTATTCTCACTTTCAACAAACTGCATAGACAGTTTCTTCAATTCTTCAGGTGTTGCAATCAATTTCATTAATGCCATTTGCAAAGCTGGAGCGTTTGAAGTGTACCATTTAGAGCGCATTGATACTTTAAGAGTAGTTCTGTTTACATTTAACAATTCTTTTAGTTCGTCCAATTCGTCCGAGCCATCAGGGTAAAACTCATAAAAAGAAGATTTTGAACAAGGCAGAAAAGCAACAATATCATCCACAAAAAATAACTTGTGTTTGACTATCATTTCCTTTGCCTGTTCAAATATTTTCTTGCGGTCGTATGCCATTATGCTTTAAATTCGTTAGTACAATCAACCCCGTTTCTTTTAACGGTTAAAGTATCATCAAGTTTTATCATCCTTCTAACAATCACATCGCAATATTTAGGGTCGAGTTCCATTCCGTAACACTTGCGTTTAAGTTGGTGTGAAGCTACCATTGTTGAGCCTGAACCTAAAAACAAATCCATTATAATATTACCAACTAAAGAGCAGTTTGATAAACCCTCACTCATTAATTCGATAGGTTTTTGAGTTGGGTGTTGATAAGAAGAAGTGTTGTCTTTTGATATTTGCCAAACGCTCCCTATTCTTTTTCCTTTTAATGTTTCGCCTCTATTCCAAACAAGAGCAATTTCAAAGTCAGTTGAAAATCTTTTATATAAATCTCCAAGACCACCTCCACCTTTATGCCAAATAATCATATTTGTAATGTCCCCAAAGTAATCTTTAGTCAAAGCAATCCATTTACCAACTACTTGATAAGAAGTCCACATAAATATAAAACCTTTTGAATGTTCTAATACTTGTGGCATCCATTCTAATAAAAACTTATCATCATTTAAAATAATATCGTGTTTATCATCAGGGCTGTTGTATGAAATACCATAAGGCGGGTCAGTAAAGACCATATCAGCTTTATTGCCATTCATTAACTTTGCAACCGTATCTGAACAAGTACTATCTCCACACAACAACCTATGCTCACCTATCTCGTAAATGTCACCTAAAACGGTAATTGGTTCTTCTGGTGGAGTTGCATCAAAATCATCTTCTGTTGCCTCTAATACCTCATCTACTTCAAAACTTGGAATATCTAATCCCCAGCTTTCCAATTGTTCACTATCCCATTCATTAGCTAAAACTTCCCAGTCCCATTCCCCGCCTGAAGTATTATCTTTTATTAAAAACTCTCTTTGCCTTTCTTCTGAAAGGTCTGTGATAATAACTGGAACTTCTTTTAATCCAGCTTCTTTACACGCTTTATATCGCATATTTCCACCCAATATAATCATATCTTGATTAACTACAATCGGTCTAATATTAAGCATCTCTGGAAAGTCTTTAATAGACTGCACTAGCTTTTTAAACTTATCGTCTTTTATAATTCTTGGATTGTTTTGGTTAAGTTTAACCTCTGATATTTTTACTACTTGCATTCAATTCTATAATATTTATTACTATCTGTTTGTATATACTTGCCTGTTTCATTAGTACATGGAATAGGCTCTGCATAATCTTTTTGATTTACGTCCTTGTCCTCTTCCTGCTCCTCCCTTAGTCTTTTCCATTGAAATAATTTGATTAATCAATAAACAATCTCGCTTTAATCTCGTCAATAGTCAAAGGCATCAAGTAAGTAGTTCCTACGTTAATTTTGTCTGTGTAGAAAATTTGAAAACCTTTGTAAACTTTTATTTTACTTCTTTTTTTAATTGTACACAAATTTAAGTAATCTAATTCAGAAAGACAAAGTGTGTAATTAGGTTCTGTAAGTTGTGTATTCTTAATTAAGAAATCTATTTCTTGTTTAATCATTACAATATTGTCCATTAAGTGTTCCTACATTTCCATCAAGTTCTATTTGCATAATTTGTCCTGTACAGTTATTTTTTATTTTTAAAATAGTGAAAGGAGCAACACCGCTGAAAAATACCTTTTCAACAATAGTTCCGCAATTACAATCTTGTTGTTCTTGAGATAATTCTTCATTTGAACAAGCAGTTATAATTAGAAATAATATTAATAATAATTTAGTTTTCATATCCCTTAAGTTTTAATAATTTTTTGTTTATAGCTTTTCTAACACCATCCGTTAAGTGTTCTTCTTTTAATTCCATTCCAAAAGCTTCATTAAAAACTGCTACTGGTTCGGTTTCAATTCTTGTCTTTTGTTCTTCCGTTAGTGGTTTAGGTTTGTTGAAAGCAAAGTTTACATTCAACCAGTTTTGACGTTCTTTACATCCGTCACAAGGTTTTATTCCTATTGTTTCGGTTACGGATGCTACTACGTCACCTAATCCGCTTTGTTTCTTTTTTGCCATATTTTATCTTTAAATTTATTTTTCCATTTTTGAGCGGTGTTTATACTTATTCCGCTCTCACGGCTAAATTTTCGTAAACCATCAAACACTATGCCGTTGATTATTATTTTTTCTATGCGACTTTGATTTAGTGTATCATTTATTAAATCAATATCGTTTTGTATTTTTAAATCTTGCTCATAATCATAATCAGGTAACTCAAAATCAATATTATTATTTAACTGATGAAATTCAATTCGATTGTTTATATATCTTTTTGATTTAGTCATTAAGAATAAATCTTTTAAAGCAAAATAAACATAGCTATCATTATAAACTCCTTTTTTATCAGCAAAGTAAAGATACATTTCTTGCACAAGGTCATCAGCTTGTTCTTTGTCATTACAAATGTACAAAGCCATTTTTCTCCATTGCTTATCTTTTTTTGCTAAATCCTCAAGCATTTTTTATTTTAATGTTAAACAAAACTACAAACTAAAATGTTAAAATTATGTTAAAATTTGGAATAAGTTATATAACTCAATGATTTGTATTATATTTGTATTACAAATGATAGCATTATGTTTACACTAAAAACCATATCAGAAGCTACTGGAATAGAAACAGAACATTTAAGAGTTTTATTAACGAGTTTAGGAATACAGCCAAGTTTTACTTTTGGTTATAGAAAAGAGAGGTTGTATAATATTTACCAACTAGATTTAGCAAGTCAATATTTGATGCGTGATTTAGTTATGGATATAGATTTGGAAAACAACGAATGCGTTGTAATATTTGAAAGCAAAATTAATTTAGAAACATTATAATTATGGAAATCACACAAGAACAAATCGAGCAACTAATCAAAGAAGCAACCAATGTACAATAAACTAATCAAAGAATGTAACAAAAGATTATTATCTTTCAATAGAATTTTAGAAGATAGTAGCTACACAAAACCTGCAAAACGCTGGGCAAAAGAATACATTGAGCGGTTAGAAAATATTAAGAACTTTTTAATTAAAAGATATGAAAACACAAGAAATGTTTAAAAAGAACAACGACAATCTATTGCGTCATATTTGC